CATTATCTAAAATGGTTACTAGGAATGAAGACACCGCAATAGGCTCTTATGCTATGAAAAATGGAGACCAAACTCAAAGTACAGCAGTAGGTTCTCACGCATTGGAAGCAGGTGGAACTACATTTAGTTATCAAAATACAGCGGTAGGGCATAGTGCTATCAAGGGTGTGTCTAGTGGGTCAAAGAATACTGCCATTGGTTTTCAAGCTGGCATACATAACAATACTGGAGCCAACAATGTATTTTTAGGGATGAATGCAGGGTTTACAAATACTTCTGGTACAGATTGTTTATTTGTGGGGTATAGGTCTGGTTATAGTGAAACATCCTCTAACAAACTACACATAGCCAACAACTCTACAGAATCCCTAATAGAAGGTGACTTCGCATCTAAAGACCTAACAGTCAACGGCAGACTAAACGTAGCCACAGGTACAGTAACAACCACAGCAACCACAGCAGTTAATCTATTAATGTTTAAGATAGCTTCTGCGGATGGTGCTAAGGTTACTGTTCAAGTTACGGATACTGTTACTACAGAAGTACAAATATCAGAACTACTTGTAACACACAATGGTGTAACGATAGTTTCTACACAGTACGGTGATGTATTCACAGCAGCACAACTAGCGACATTCGATGTTAATATTGCTACTACTGATGCTAACCTAAACATAACAACAGCAAGTGCAAACTCTACGGTATATAAGATTAGCGTAAATACACTTTAACAATTTAACATAAGGATGATGAATTATGGCAAATGATAAGAATTTTAAAATAAAGAACGGACTAGATGTAGGTGGTTCTATTACGTCTGGAGGTGTGGCAGTTGGTGGTATTGGTAGTTTCATCAACTCATCCGTAGCTATATCAAGTGATGGAACTGCCTTAGCTAATGATGACGGAGTTAACAGGAACAACATAGCTATTGGAGATTTAGCTGGTGATGCCATTACCACTGGCGGTGATAACATTATACTGGGCAGGTACGCTCTCACTGCTTCTGGCCCACATAACCGTAGTATTGCGATAGGGTCTTTTGCATCAAGTAATGCCTCTCAAGCCCAAGACTGTGTAGTGATAGGTTATCAAGCAGGTAGATATATGGGTGTTGCTGGGGCGGCTACACATATAGGTAAGAAAGCTGGATATTCGTCATCAGGATATGGAGGTGTAGGTGTAGGGTCTGATGCGTTAGACGCAACATCTGGGTCATATAACATAGGCGTTGGTATGAAGTCTATGAGGGGTGTTATCACTGGTACCCATAACGTAGGCATTGGTTACGAAACTGGTAATGCTATGACCACAGGCCAGTACAACGTACTGAGTGGTTATCAGGCTGGTTATAGTTTGACTACTGGTGGTGATAATGTAGCTATAGGTAAACAAGCTGGAAGACTAGCCAATACAGTGAGTGATGGCGTTTATATAGGAAAACAGGCGGGTTATAATCATACTGGGGCAGCACCAATAGCAATAGGTAGTCGCGCCTTATATGGCGGCACAGGTATATTAAACATAGGTATAGGTAATGATGCTGGTTTTGCATTAACCACAGGAAAGTACAACCTTCTAGTTGGTTATAATGCTGGTAAGGCTATGAACGCAGGAGACAATAACGTAGCACTTGGTAACTACGCATTGGCTGGGGGTGTAACTACCTCTACTTGTGACTATAATATTGCTGTAGGACACAGCGCTGGAAACGATATAACAAGTGGTTTTGATAACACTTTAGTAGGAAGACTAGCAGGTGCACTTGTTACAACGGGTTCAAACCTTACAGTTCTTGGTAACGACTCTGAAGCCTCAGCAGTAGGTGCAACTAATGAAGTAACTCTAGGTAACTCAGCAGTATCTAGATTCAGAATACCTGGTATAGGTGTAGATGTTACTTCAGGAGGTAACTGGACATTACCTCAACGCTCTGCTGACACAGTAGACAACGATGCCTCATTTGATTTAAATGCAGCACAGAACTTTACTTGTACTCCAGCTGGTAATGTAGCTATAACCTTTACTAATATTCCTGATGGACAGAGCGGAACTATTGTCCTGATTAATAGTAGTGGTCGAACCATCACAGCTGCTTCTACTACTAAGGTTATGGGTGATGCTGTGTTGTCCGATGTGTCAACAGCAGGTACTTATGTGATTGGGTATATTTCTGATGGAACGAATGTCCGTATTTATAACTCGGCTATACAACAGTAATGGCTATTCTACATAATAATGTAGTTCCTGCAATAGCTGCTGCTGCTGTTGACAAGGATTATTCATTAATAACTAGAGGTATATGGGCTGGCGGTAAAGGCACTATAGACACTACGGGTCTTACTATTGACTATATAACCATACAGACACTAGGCAACGCTACAGACTTCGGTGACTTAACTGAAGGTACAAATTGGTGTTGTGGTTTGGCAGACGCCACGAGAGGTTGTGTTATTGCGGGTGTTGATACGTCTGGCAGTTGGATGACAAAGATTGATTACATAACTATAGCTACTACTGGTAATGCCGCAGACTTTGGTGATATAAATTTTGTCTCTGGTTTGAACGCAGGACTAGCTGATGCCACAAGAGGCGTATTTGGTGGTGGTGCTGGTCATTCAGCTATGCGTCTTTCTCTTGAATATATAACCATACAGACGACAGGTAATTCAATAGATTTTGGTGACCTCTCTGTTTCTAGGGGGGGGTATATTGCCCCTATGGCAGACGCCACAAGAGGTTGTTTTGCTGGTGGTAGTGCCTCTACTGTAGATACTATTGATTACATAACTATAGCTACTACTGGTAATGCCACAGACTTTGGTAATATGCTAGCCTCAACTAGGATGTCAGCAGGACTAGCTAATGCCACAAGAGGCATTATGGCTGGTGGTATTTCATCATCAATTAGAATAGACACGATTCAGTATATAACCATACAGACACTAGGCAACGCTACAGACTTCGGTGACTTAATTAAGGGCAGGTCTAGAGTTCCAGGACTAGCTGATGCTACAAGAGGCTGTATTGCTGGTACTGAGAACACAGACATTACTATTGACTATATAACCATACAGACAACAGGGAATGCTGCAGATTTTGGTGACCTATCAGATGGTAGGGATGATATGGCAGGATTTGCAGGGAGTTAATTATGAAGAACAATACAAACAAGGTAATACAACTAGACGAAGCTAAAGACCAACTAAGTGAATACAATGGCTTCAAGGAATTACAGAAGTCCGTAGGTGGATTATCTACAATCACAGATGAGAAGCTAGAGTTAATCGCTGCGAAGATGCCAGAGATTGATAGAGCTAATCATACAGCTGGTAAGTCACAAACACAGACTACTAGCCAGTTGATGTCTTTGACAATGCTAACTGATTCACCTTACAGAATGATGCGTCAATGCCTATCTCAAATTGAAAGAAAGAGAGGGGCATTAGAAGAGTCATACTTTAAGATGAAGAAGAAAGCTATCTTAATCAAACAATGGTATGAGAAGGGTGATGAGATGTCTGTGTTAAAAGCACAGGAAGCTGAGTCACAAGCGTTCAGACAGAAGGACTATATTGATGGTGCTTTAAAAGAGATTGCTACTTTCCAATGTGCTTATGATGAGATTAGAACTAGCCACAACATTCCTGAGAAATGGGATGAACGTGATGCTGAAGTAGCTGAAATTGACCACCACATCAAACAAGCGTTTAGACAAGCACACAGAGATGTAGTACAGACAGGTAGTATTACTGGCGGTAATATGGAATATATGGAACAGTACGGTGTACACATTCAGACTGCTACTAAGATTATTCGTGATTATGTTGCTAGTGAAGACAAGATGATTAGTGAGGGCAAGATGCCTACAGTTGAACATCTATATGCTTTCTTAGATAGTATGGCTCTACAGTTTAATGATGCTCATAAGCTAGTAATGAAGCGAATTGGTATCAAAGATTTAATCAAAGAAGACTTTTTATATTTAGAGGACAAGTGATGGAATACGTATTAGATGGCAAGATAGTAACAGGAAGAATGGTTGAAGTAGCTGGTATTAAATACCCTAGACAAGCATTTGCTGATGTACCAGGAATGATTCCCGTTAAAGAAACACCAACACTAACTGATGGTCAGACGTTTGAATGGAACGCTGGTTCTGTTGTGAATGGTGAATGGGTTAGATTTGTAGTTAGAAATAAGACTACTGATGAGAAGATGGCTGAGATTAGAGGAACTCGTGATGGTTTATTAACTGCTACGGATTGGGTTGGTATGTCAGATGTAACTATGAGTTCTGCTATGACTGCTTACCGCCAAGCATTAAGAGATTTACCTACTACGGTTAATGTAGATTCACCTGTATATCCTACTAAACCTTAAAACAATAACAAGTTAACAACAACAACGGAGTAATACAATGAGAGATTTAACAACACCAACAGTAGAAACACTAAACGTAACATCAGTAAAGGTTACTGGCTTTGTGAACAACAGAGAAGAACTAACAACTGAGATTCACTATATGACTTCATTGTCAGATGGTACACCTTACCAAAGAAACAATCTTAGAACTGAGGGCGTAGAAGAATACGCTGTACTTTGTACTGAGATTGAAGCTGCACTAGCATCAGATAAGGATTATGAAGCCGCTTTAGCTTCTGTTCTTTACGCTAGAGTTCTAGCTTCTATTTAACACAACAACCAAAGGAGAAGTAAAGATGAGCAAAAAACAAAAAGAAACTCAGACAATTACAATTAACGAGAAAGAATATAAGCTAGAGGATTTCACAGATGAGCAGACTGCTCTGTTGAACCACGTATCTGACTTAGACCGTAAGATTAATTCTAGTCAATTCAACCTAGACCAACTTATGTTTGGTAAGGATGCTTTCGTTAATGCCTTAGCAACTTCATTAGAAGCTGTAGATGAAGCAGAAGTAGTATAAAAACAAGTAGGGGTGAAATGCCCCACACTAATTTAATGAAAGGCGCAAATGAAACCTACCGACAACAACTGGCACTTATCAAAGACCGTATCTATAAGCCATATAGTAACTACAGCAGTAGTCCTTGTAGGCATAGTTATGTATCTAGGTGATATTGAGCGCACCGTTAGCATCAACACAACTGAGATTGCTAATATCAAAGACTCTAGGGATAGAAACAGAGCTAGATATGACAATATGTTTGAAAGAATTGAAGACAAGCTAGATAGACTATTTGTGTACATAACCGAGAAAACGTAATGGCTAGAACAGACCAAAAGACTAGAGATAGTAGAGGTAGATACTTAAAGGTTACTGCGCTTAATAAAGTTAAGTCAGTATGCAACAGAGTAATGCTAAAGCTAGACTCTTGGCTTAAAAGTGTAGATGTTTAGCCTTCTCACTAACATTGCCCCCATTCTAGGGGGTTTTTTGATGAAACTGTTTGCTCTGAACCAACAGGCTAAACAAGAACAACAGTCTCAAATGCTAGATGCGTTTGCTGCTAGGTCACAATCTATAGACGCTGCTCGAATAGCTGCTAATAAAGAAAGTCCTATGGCTGCCTTAAACAGACGATTAATCATTTGGGTGATGCTTGCCTTGATAGTTACTTATGTCACAGCACCACTTATCTTTGACCTTCCTACTGCTATTCCTATCGTTACTGAAGGTATTAGCTTCCTAGGATTTGATATTACTGCTGACACAGTAGAATATACTATGGTTAGAGGATTGATTAAGTATGATGAGATATTCGAGTGGACAAGTTTAATCGTTGAGATGTACTTCGGTGCTTCTATGGCTAAAGGCAAATAGCATGCTTAGGGGAGCGTCAAACCGCATCAAACTATTTAGTGGAGTGTTAATCACACTTAGCACTCTACAAACCTATGCGTTAGACCCTATAGTTACTACATCAACGTCTGATACTAAGATACACACAAGTGGTGATATGACTACTACAGTTAAATCACCTCCCCCATCAGCAATATCCCCAACATTTAGCGGAGGCTCTAATACAGACCTGTGTACTGTTG